ATTAAAAGTAATAATTTCTTGATCGTAAATATTTTGATATCTTTCATTTGATGGTATTACACTGTTTATGATAACACTAGCAACAACTTGCGATGTGTACTGTAGTAAAGTTGCGTATACTTCTCTAACTAAACCTGCTTGTGATTTACTGTACTCATCTTGGAAATATTCAATTGCTGTTCTATTTGATAAGAAGTTAGCTGAGCCACTACTTAGATAATCTAATGTTGCTGCATTTATTCCATTGCGCAAATCTTCTTCAGCAATTTTTGTGTCAATAACACGACCGGTCCAGTTTACTGATATATCAGAAAGATTAGATGTTTCCTTAGTAACAATTTGATTCTGTGCCCATGCTAATGTTTCTGCTATAATAAAATCTAAGTTAGCATCAATAATTGTTTTGGTATTCAGTCTATTGCCGTCAGCACCAACACTGATGCCTCCGGATAGTACTCTTGATTTTTCAATCACTGGCGGAGCAGATGGATCAATAGTTCTAGAACTAATAATGTCCTGTAAGTATGGCCCTGGTTCAAATGATGATGCAATTTGTACCGCTTCAGCTTTTCTTGCTGCTGCACCTACAGTTCTATATGCATATGCTAATGAGCTACCTTCTTTACCTGGAGGCGCAACTCTTTGATCATCGTCACCTACAGTACTAACAAAAATGTTTGCACTTGATTCTTGTGACTGACTATCAACATATAATTTTGAAACTGCTTGTAAGTCATCATCGCCGTTTGGCGCACCTGCACCTGCAAGATCACCTGGATGGTCATGCAATACTAACGGACCTGTCATTCTATCGCCTTGGCGTCTAACAATACTTTCACGAGGCATAACCTGTTGACGTAGGAAGAATCCTTCTAACGATGAATCATAGTTTGCATCAAGTAGTTTTAATTCTACTGAATCAATTAATGATAGTTTAAGTCTAAGTCTTTCTCTTTCAGCAGGATCAGCTAGTAGTGCATCTTCTGCCGCTAACCACATACCTAAGTTGTTTTCGTCAAGAACACCAATATAAATTGTTGTGTTATTTAAAATTGCATCGTATAAAGGATTGCCGTCTTCGTCGGTATCAATTGAACTTTGTGTAACAAATTGTCCTGCATCTGCATCAAATATAGTTCTCTGCCAATTAAGCCCAGCACCTTCAGTTTTAAATACGTAAGGTGCGCCGTCAGATCCTCGAGATAGACCATGTGCAGTAACATTGATTCTGTTGTCACCTGTTAAAATACTAAATGTAAATTCATACTGTGTTGCACCAGTTGGTTCATCCGGAACATTAATTGTTTCGCCGGGTGCCTGTCGTGGAATGTATGCCTTGTCAGCAAACTTCTTATCAATCACAATGTCATCTATTGATAACGCTGTACCGTGTACATTGTTAAACGATGTAATGTTATTGGTGTCAACGTTTGCAATAACTTGTCCTGCTGCATTTAACGGTCCACCAAGTACTGGTGCTGGATCTTTAATTATTGTAACATTGGCAATTTTAAGTATAAGTTTACCTGGAGTTGATACATCAAACCCTATAGTGTCAACAGTTCCTTGATCTGCCTCTGCTTCGCTGGAGTCTGATGCAAGTTCTAGTATAGTGATGCCAGTAGCATCTTGCTTTACTGCTGGAATAAATGCTTTAATTCCACCACCTTCAAACTCATCTAAACTTTCAGGTGTGTCAGCTAGGCTGGTAAAACTAATCTGTCCACCTTTACCTACAACTGCATATATCTCTCTGAAGTTTTCGTTGACTTTACGAAACGACTCGCGAACGCTATCACCGGTTCCGTCATTACCTTCAACGCCGATGTCTACTTCTTGTCTTGCCATTTTATTTTAGCTCCATTATACGATCTGGCTCTTGCGCCAGGTTGTCTATATCAAAGTTTATACTAACACCGCAACCACAACTACTTTGGGCGTTAGGATTTTTAATCTCAAATGTTGATCCTATTATAGATTTTACATAATCTATTTCTGATCCTGCTAGAAACATTAAACTATGTCCGGTTACAATAAAGTTTCCTTGATCACATTCAACTAAAAAGTCATCTGCTTTCAAATCTTCTTGTGTTGCTGTACCCCATTCATACTCGAATCCTGCACAACCTCCTCCTTTTACATCTAAACTAATAGCAAAACAATCATTTTCGTTGCATAAAATGCTAACTTGCTGATCTGCTGCTGGAGTAAGTGTTACTAAATTCATTAACTTTCCTATCTTATGTATGTATTTAGTTTATAATTTTATAATCTTAATGTAAATATAGTTATGTTTATAAAAGAATTTAAAAAGCAAACCCGGCATGTTCGTAAAAGCAAAACCGGCAAGGAACACGCCTACAAGCGCGATATGACTATATGTGTGTTTAGATGCGATAATTGTGATACAGAGTTTGAACGTCCTAGAGGAAGCATTGATCCCAAGCGTTTAAATAATAACTATTTTCACGTATGTAAGAACTGCGATAGTAAAAAATTTGCACAAAAAAAGGGAGTAGAACGCAAAAAAGTTTGGAACTTGCCTGCTAGTTCTGATCTCCCTATAAGTAAAATGTAATTACTTTTCTTTTTTGAATAAAGTCCATGCACCATATGCAATAGCGGCATATGCTACTATACTTGCAATAGGCTTAAAGATTAAGAACGCAACACCAGCACCAATTAATACAGCACCGTCAAGTGTAGTACGTTCACCTAGTCTATCCATAATAAATTTTTTAACCATCTTTAGTCTCCTGTTGTATCATATTTAGTAAATATATGTTCCTATAGGAGGAAATTATGATAAAATGGTTAAAAAGCATTTTAGGTTATGGATCTGTTCCAGCTGTTATTGAAGAAGTAATGGCCGAGCCAGCACCAGCACCTAAAGCTAAAAAGAAAACCTCTACTAAAGCTTCTACAAAGAAGACTTCAACTAAGAAGGCTACTAAAAAGAAAGCTTCTGGTAAAGGGTGCGATTTTGACAAGTTGAATAAGACTCAACTTCTTAAAGAGGCAAAGCAACGTGGCGTTAAAGCCAATGCAAGTCTTTCTAAGAGTGAAATTTTAAGTAGACTTAAGAGCGCATAATAGCAGTCTGTAATTGATTAATTACAGATTCTTGGCGAGTCAGCTTACGTTCTAGGACGGTTAAAGCGGCTCGCTGTTTTTTTGACTGCTCTTCCAAAGATCTTACATATGCAAGAGTAGGCAGGTCCGTTGAAGAACCATCTTCACCTAGCATAGTAATAGTATCAACACCTTGAGCTCTTAAACCGCCTGTGATGCGATTAGGGTTTTTATCCGATGCTGGCGCTGTGTTCTTGGACTGACGCCCGTACATTTTGTTCAAATAACTCATAATGTTTTAACTCCTCTTTGTATTTATACAGGTCAATGCTTGCAAGATTTTTGCATTTAGATTCACACATGATATCTGTATATGGCAAAAAGCTCAATGCCCAATCGTTAACTAGCTGGTTAGGATAGTAATCACTGTGCGCTCTAAGTTTTGCTTTCTTGTAACCGTCTTCTAATAGTTGTGCCATATTAGGCATAGTGTTGTGTTCATAGCCTGCGGGCAAATGTTCGTTGCGGCTGTATGAATAATGTATTGCAGGTCGAACACCACGCCAGCTGTCTATTACGCGAGCAAATCTATCGTCGGTGGGCTGTATGTATTCACCTTCACGGCACCAGTGATGGTGTATGTCAAGCACAAGTGCGAGGTCGTCTGCAAGTTCAAGGCTGCTGTCGAGTCCCCACTTGTTTTCGTCGTTTTCGATTGTGATGACGTTTCTCGCTTCGGGCGTGAGTCTCTTAAGGGCGTCTTTGATCCCTTGTGGACCTCTACGACCTGATATGTGTACATTGCATTTAAAGTCTTGGAAGGTTTTGCCGTATCCCATATAGCGGATGACATCGGTGTGATATTCAAATTCTTCTATGCTCCTCTCAACTATTTCTTCACTATCTGAAGCAAGGACTGTAAATTGGCCTGGGTGCATCGAGAGTCTAACATCGAGGGCTCTTGCCGTGGCACCGACTTCTGCAAACGTTCTTTCCGCATATTCCACCACGTCAGGCTTACGCCAAAAATAACTCCAATCCCGCTGGGTATAAACAGGAAGTACATCAGAACCGAGTCGAACCATCCTAAGTTCAGCTGGAAGAGATCCCACATATTCAATCAACCTTTTGTATGACGCAATGTTATGGACCATGATGTCCCATAAGCGTTCTTCAGCAACATCACGTGTCTGTCTGTTAAGCCACTGTACTGTTGTGCTACGAGTATTTAGCGGGCGTTGTATTTCTTCTAGTACTTTCTTCTTTTGTGTTTGATCGGGGTACATGTACTTACATGCAAAACCTATTCGCTGTGTAGGTTCTAGGTCTGCAAGATAATCGCCGCAGGTAGTAAATTTTAAATCGTTCATCATAATGTGTGCCTAAGTTTGTATTGTGTAAACATTATAGCATGTATATACGTGTTTGTCAACGCCAATTTTCTATAACCCAATCATCGATACAATCTTTTGGATTTGGCTGTCCATGAAATACTGCAATGCTTGTGTCTTTGTGTATATGAGGTTGTCCTTTTTCAACAAAGTTTCGTACTCCGTTCATTCTAGTTATGTGTGCCATATTGCGCATTTCCCACTTATAGCTCTCGGCCCACTTGTCAGGATAGTATTGAAAAGGATGGTTTGCTTGTACAACTTGATCGTAAATGTAGTCTTGGTCTCCGTGATACTTCTTAATGTGCATCTTAGGATTTTCTATAAAATTTTCGTAGATATAAGATTGACTTCCTACTTCAAGTCTAAATATACTGCTGTTAAACTTTTTCCAGTCCGGACGCATCTTTCTTGTAAAGTCTCGCAGTATACAAAACTTGTCTGGGTGAACATCAAAGAACTTACTAATATCTTTAAAAATTATAACGTCTAAATCAGAATATAGTATTGTACCTTGTGTAGGCAAGTGTGGACTAAAGAACAGAGGCTTGTACCACCATCCTTTTACGTTGCCAACTGACGGTAGGTCAAATGCTTCTATATCATTATCGAGCCCATTGCTATCATCAGTATAACAAGCAAACCGAACATCACTAGGCGCATGTCGTTTAAACATAGAATGCAGAATATTCACATACTCTGCATCATACTTAGTTCCGTGTTTTAGACATACGAACCAACGGTCTTGCATTTACACCTCGTAGATTGCCGAGTTTGCTCCGTGTTCTGCACATTCTGCTCTTACGCAATAACAACGATTGTCTGTTGCTTCACGTATAAGTTTGTCTGCAAAGTTAAATGCGTGTTCAGCAAATTTCTCTGCACCAACACCATCAAAGATACGTAGCTCTGCTAAACCTTTTGCTTCAAGATCTTTTAGTGTATCCATATGCGGATCGTTTGCATCAACTGCTACCTTGTGATCAAATGAATCTTCAAGCCAAGCCTTTAACGGCTTTAGTCCGCCGAAGTCGACTGCCCAGTTTTTATTATCTAGCTCATCACATCCGAATGTAAATGTAAACGCTAAACTGTAGCCATGTAATAAATGACAGTGTGAATGATCTGCATTAGGTTGTCTAAAGACTGCTGACAGTCCAATATTGTGTCCGTAATGTTTTGTGCTTAAATGTTTTCCCATAGTATCTCCTGTTAGGTTATAAGTTAATATGAGCGGCAGAGTTAGAAGGGTTGACGCTAAGACCTATATGTTATAAACTATTATAACGTATGTTACTTATTGTGTCAACCGAAACATTAGGATAATTCCAGGCTTTTGGCAACTCCCAGTTGTCTAGTTGATATATAGTAAATTTTAATTTAGGAAAGCACTTGAATATCTTTGCTGTTTGGTGTACCCAATAGCGTGGATCAACTGCTCGTTTGGATGAGACTGAGTAGTTAGGCGTGTCTTTGTATATGTTGTTAACTAGTTTATCATCACTATACAAATCAAAACCAATTAAATTTACATATCCTTCTTTTGCAAACATAGAAGCAACAAGAACAGCATAAGGTCCGCTTCCCCAATGAAAGGGTTCGTCTGCTCGTTCACTGCCTTTATAAGGTAATGGCGGCAACTTATGAACACCAGGTTGTGCAAACCTGTCGTACCAATCTTCTCTTGTGTATATTATTGAATGTGTATTTACGTTACCTTTGAGGGTTTCGTTCATCATACGCTTGTCGCAGCATATTAGATGATCAGTAGAATAATCTCGCCAAATTGCATTACATCCTACCTTGGGGCCGCCTAATTGATTTATATCAATCGATGCTCGACTCTGCCCGTTGCCTATTGACCACATTCTCTTTTATCTCTTGTAATTGCTTTTTAACTTCAATAAAATCGTCTCTTACTTCATCAGACTTTTTTATCATGTATACAATTTTATTTAGTGACCACCACCACCAAAATACACTGGTTGTGACAAAGGTCGTAATGATAATCATCGACGTGATTGCTTGTTCTTGTTTATGCCCTAAAATAATTTCGCCTACCAAAACTGCTAACGCGACGAATGGCATTGTCCATGCCGCATATTTCCAGTATCTTGCCTCTTTTACGTATTTGTTTTCCAAATTTATCTCCCTTACACAGGCAAATTATGCCTCTGTACTACTATTTATTTAAGGGTTACTTTGAGTAATATTATAAGATATTATACTGAAATTGCGCCAAAAGTTTTCCAGTCACCTGGAGTACCACTCTTAACACAAATCCAGCCAACGTATGATGTTGGTCTTGGGTCTGAGTTCCAAACTATATCACCTTTGTTCCAGCTACCCGCTTCTGGAACATTACCTGCTACTGCAAACTTTTTGCCTTCGAACCTAACTGGACCGTTAGATTCTATAGAAACATCATCTACTGTTGTTACGCCCACGCCTAGTTTGCCGTGTATGTTTACGTCTGCAGAGTTTGATCCTCTAATGCCAAATTCAATTTTGCCTGTTTTAGCGATACTAATTCTTGGTGTATTGTCTGTGATTAAATGCAAGCCTGAATTACTAAATGCTCCAACACTTATGTCAGTGTCGTCTACATCAATTATAAATTCACTTGCCCAACCTTGTATTGCAAGATTGCCGTTGGGTTGTTCTGTGCCTAATCCGAGTCTATCAGTTTCAACATTATATCTAAAGCCATCACCAAATGCAACATGTCCTGCTACATCAAGTCCGTCTAGTGTTCCTACTGAGCGTAACTTACTATCTCTAACGCTGTTGCCTAAGCCTGTAGCTGATAATACTGCTTCACCACCTATGTGATATGCACCATCTTTTGAGATATCAAAACTAACACTTGACCATAATCTATCAGGATTATTTTTTAATACTAACTGTTTGGTTACTACGCCTTTGCCTTGCCATAGCAAGCCTTTGTTATAAACACTTCCGTCACTAGCACTAAACTCTAAGGATTTTGAAGAACTGTTCCTTAGATCACCTGCTATTTCGTCTGCATAAATTTTACGTACTGTAATATCACCGTCAATAGTTAAGCTGCCGTTTACTGAAGTGTTACCTTCGATGTAATCAACGTCTATTTTATCTGTAGTAATACCATTGTCATCAACTAGTACTGTTAATTTTGTAGCATTATCTTTAATACCGACTGAACTAAAATTAGTTATTGTTCCGCCGTTGATTTTGCTTCCGTTTATTCCGCCCTGGGGAATATCATCTACATTGGGTTTGACTTCGTTAGGCTTGTTTGCTAGTTCTCCTAGCAACTCTGCTAACTGTATCAAACCTTCTTGCGAATGTTTTAATGTTATCGGGTCAACTGATTTGTTCTTCATACAAGTATTTATCAAGATACCTTTAGAAGCACCGTATCAGGGTTGCACCTCCCATTGAGCTTGGTATCTGTAGTTGGAATCTCATCTAAAAACTTACGTAGTGCAACTTTACCTGCTGATTTAAAGTTTTTAAGTTGCTCAGGGGGTTTACGTAGAGTCTTTTGAATACTTTGACTTTCATCAAATCCAATAATAGTTGTACCTTTAACACTTAGTCCTGTACCGTCACGCTGTAGACCTTTAGGATCAATATTTTCTGCGACATACTTACCTAGCTTACGTGTCTTAACATTAAACACCCAAAGTTCATTTGCTCCAACAATAAGTGTAGGATCAATACTTGCTAGTGAATACTTGCTATCTGCTTTACTAAACTTCAGCTTCTCAACTACTTTAGTAGCACTACGTTGTTTAGGCTTACGTGGCTTACGTGTTGCTTTTGCTTGATCAATAATAAAGTCTAATTCACCAGTTATTGTATCAACTGCTTTACGAAACTTTGCAATCTCTGATTTCTTAAGATGTGCATAGCCTTCTTTAAGTTGCTCCCACATGTCTTGTTCATGTTCGCTCATTTTCTTCAACTGTCCAGCAGTTGGATATCTATCAAGCTCTTTAAAGTCTATTAGTTCGTTTTCCCAAAATGTACGCATCTTACGAGCATGTGCTTGTGTAGGCTGTACTTTTCTAAAGTGTGCCTTAAAATCAAAACCATTAGGATCAAATTTCTTTGCGTCAGTGTGCCATGTGTCTAACCATTCATCAAGTGGCTCTGACATTTCGATAGCTTGATCTCGGATACGTTCTTGAATTGTTGGAACATACTTCTTCTTGGTTTTTACTTCTTCGCTCTCTTTTACTTCAACTACTTCACTTCCAATTTCAATAGCTTTTTTAATTTTACCTTTTAGAAAGCCTTCAATATGACATTTAAGATCGCCGCTTGTTCCTTTCAAGCTCTCCCAATGTGCCGCTTCCTTGTCATTTAATCTCGGAGCACCTAGCATGTCCATACGTGCTACAATGCCGCCTGTAATGCTCAAGCAACTGTTAGGAGCAGCCTTCATGTGCTTAATTTCTTCTTTAGTGTAATCGTTTTGTTCCATCCATTTAGGAACATACGCATACAAATCTGCTGGCTTAAAATGTTCATAGTACCAATTGTGTGTATGTCTACGATGCTTATGAATTTGTTCGCCTGTCATCTCCTCCAAACCATCCCAAGTAGGTTCTTTGAGTTTTGCTCCACGTTGAATACGAGGTGCGGCTCTTGTTGCTTTACGTTTTTTCGTCTTTGGAAGTGCCATCTTTAATCCTTGCGTTTAATTTATTTCACTAGTATATAGTCGTAATTACCAAATGTCAAGTTTTTTTTAACATTAGCCAGGTTGCATGTTTAGGTTCTAGCTGTCCGGTTATTTGTACTTTATACCCGTAGCTATAATCATCTGGTCTAATGTGGTATTTTATGTCAGCACCGTTCTCCATACAAAACTTGCCTTCAGGAGTTTGTTGCCACTCGTATATAGGCGAAGCAACGTAGAGGTCGGGGTCCTCTACATCGCCCATATTAAACGAATATAGTACGTATTGATCCATTAGTTTTTAGACAGGTCGTCTAAAATTTGCTTTTGTTCGTTCTTATAGTCTTGATAACGTGAACGAACAATGTCTTGCGTAAGGTCAACGAAGATTAATATTGGTGCAAGAAAGAATAAATCTTCATGAACAAATATAGTACCTAAAATTGCAATCGCAAAATATGCTATCATTCGTTTTGAATAAGGTTGCATATCTGTAAAGTTCCATTTTAAGAAATACATAATGTTTTTCATTCTAAGCCTCTTTGTTAGGGTTCCAAATAGTTAAGTTCTTAGTTTTAAGTCTGTTAACAACTAAGTTGTATCTTGATTGTTCTGACTTCCATTCTTTTAACCATTTGTGGCCGTCACGTTCTGCATCAACAAAGATAGCATTAGTCATTGCCAGTGGTACAAGAATAGCCATATGGATGATAATACTTACTACAGTATTGTATCCAAAAAATCCTAAGTAGTTTGCGGCTAAGAAGCCAAAGAACACGCTCCATATAGTAAACAATACCAACATGAAATATGTTTGCAAACTTGGGTCTGGTATGTATTTTAATGGATTGTATTTGACGTCCATTACTCGCCTCCAGCCAGCAACAAGGCGCATTGTAGTTCGTCTAAATAGACTTGGCTTTTTTAAACTTGGTTGTATCATTTCCTTTCTCCTAATCAACGTGGTTTCTAATAAATTCTTTTATTACATGAATTCCATATGAGGCCCATGTAACAACTAATAAACTAACAAATAATAGTTCAAAATTACCCATTTGTTTCCTCGGCAGTTAATTGTACAATTTGATCATACACTTCATTTGCTTCTTTAGTTAACATTGAGTAACCCATAATGTCGCCATTACGTTGTAGTACCATTGCTTCATACAATAACTTTTCGTATTGCGCTTGAAGTTTTTTCTTTGGGTCTTTTTTAAATAATCCAAACATTATATTTTCTCTCCGGGCTCAAAGCCTCTAAAAGTTTTAAATCTCGGAAAACGTAAACTATATGTTCCGTCTTGGTTTTGTGTTACAGCGTCAGCTCTTACTTCTACAAGATTGCCAACAAGAGCATTACGATGATCCCAATACTCGTCCCTATGAACATCAGTGAACCCACTACCGACATTAACGCAAATATCTTTACCGTCGTCGATTCCTTTGCAGACAATTGCTCCAAGTCTGCCTTCATTCCGGCCAGTACCTTCTTCAACATCAATAACCTCCAATGTTACTTCTATAAATGGTTTTGCTTTAAGCCAAGCATGTGTTCGCTTACACTCATACGGTGCATCGACGTCCTTAATCATAACGCCTTCGTAACCACCGTCTACAGCCGCTTTATTTAACGCTACAAAGCGTTCTTGTCCTTCGGGTGTGTCCAAGTCAACATCTTCCCAGTCCAACGCTTGTACGTGCTCTAAGACGCTTGCATGGTCCTGTACCCAATGCTTAGTAATAAGGCTTCTAAAGCTCTGTGGCTTATCCCAACTACCATCCATAAAACATCCTAGTGGAACAGTGTCAAATAAGTGTAGTACAGCATCAGTAGATTGCTTACCGTCTTTACGATGTACTTGCTTCATAAGGTCTTGGAAGTTGGCACTCATTACTTCGCCGTCTAATACGAGCGGATAAGGCACAGGATGATCTTTAATTACTGCTTCGATCTCTGCAATGATGTGTCCAAAGTTATGAAACTGTTTTCCGTTACGACTAAACATCTCTACTTTGTTGCCACGTATAATTGTAATAACACGCACACCATCTAGTTTAATTTCTATTTGCTTTTTGCCAACCATTTTCTTTTCATGCTTAGCCGAGTCATGTGCTAGACTACAAGTGAATACAGGAACCGTTCCTGGTGCTGCCTTGTTTACTGTCTTTTCGCTTACACCACAACGCAAGTCTTTAATTAAGATACGTCTATAAAATCCATTCCATTGTTCAGTAGTAGCAACACTCATTGCTAGTTCAATTGCATCACGAGCGGCGTGGCCTGTAAGTTTACGTCCTGCAAGATTCATTGCTAGTTCAACAAATGTTTCCCAAGCCAGTCCTTGTCCTGTAAGCACATCTGTACGCTCTGGAACTTGTTTTACACCAAATGTAACAAGTGGGTCAAGTGCCATTTTTAAGCCTTCAAAGAACTCTGTTAGTCCTTCGTCAAATGCTGCTTTTAGTATTGCTTGTTTAGCCAGTTTGCTGTTGTCTGCTTCTAACTGTGCAATTATATCTTGTGGTTGTGTTCTTACCATGCCATAGCCCCTTGAACTTTGTCCAAAATTTGTTTAGTGTGTTTACATTGTCCTCTAAACGTAAAGCCTGCACAATCGCAAGTAAATCCTTCGTTGTGCAATTCTACGCTGTATTCGTTATCCTTACTGCCTTTCACAGGCCATACAACACCTACCATCCAATGGTCCTTAGACTTAAAGATGGTAGGCTTTAGGTATTTTGCTTTGTACTTGCTCATACTAACTCCTCAATGTTTATTGGAGTGTAGTTAATCTGCTCAACACAAACGCACTTGTATGGTCCTTCGGGTGAAGGGTTAGTGTGTATGTGTCCGTGAACATTTAACTTAGGCTCTGTAAACCTATGCTTTTCAGCAAGTGTGCTTTCGTGCAACGGAGTGTGAGTAAAGATAAAGCCCGGCATGTCGATCCACAATTGAATGTCTTTGAAGAACGGAGCAAGGTATTTTACATTGTCGTGATTACCAATAACAAGTCTTTTCTTGCCAGGTAACTTTG